GTTGGTTGAGTCCGTGCCCACAACAGCCGTTCCAGCGGTTGTGGTAGTGGTAAATCCGGTGCCCGCTAGATTCGTAGAGTTGGCAAGTGGCATATACGCAGTGGACACTGATGCAGTTACAGTGCTTCCATTGGTACCAAAAGTAACCCCGTTGGCGTTACTGAATACAAACGCTGTTTGGTTTGCCCCGGATACGACTATCTTGCTGCCAGCAGTATCAGCAGAAAGAGTAACATTGTTACCCCCGACAAGAACCACGTCTGTTCCAGAGACGACAGAAGACCCGGCAGTATTGCCAGACAGCGCCCACTGCTGGTTGTGGGCGCTATTCCAATCAGACGGACGAACTACACTTGTTGCTGTTCCATCCGCTACCGTCTGTGAATAAACATGATAGAGGGACATTACGCAATTCTGATGATAGCGTTAGACGCATCTGCTACCGGGAATTGGATTGTAAAATCCCCCGCAGTGGAGGTTTTATCCCCACCAAAGGCTAGAACAGCGACTGCCTTATCACCCTGCGTGCTGTTGTAGATCAGGGCACCATTGGCGGTAATGGTGGCAGTGGACCAAGTAGTGTCATTGAAGTCAGTGAACGCTGTAGTGCCAGAAGAAGTGGGCGCTACTGCAGTAAGCGTATTGCCCCCAGTGGTATACCCGTTACCATTGGCAACCTCGTTAGTGGCGCTGTACACCGTCGTCGTAGCACTCAACGTAGCACTAGAAGTGTAGAGGGCGATCTTGAACGTGTCTGCTGTAGTTCCAGCTCGCACAACCGTCGTGCCAAAAGCGTGAATTCCGTTAAGGATTTGCACCTTAAAGCTGGTGCACATTGCTTGAGAAATAGCCATTATAGGCTCCTTATCATATTGGCAAGGTCTGCATGACCATGCTGTTGAAGTTGTGCACAGACTGTTGTGCGCTCAGATTTCTGAGCTTCACGCAGGTAAAAAACGAGCACTTGTCGAATGTGGTCCTTAAACGCTATAGCTTGGTCTCTGATCGCAGGATGGCTCGTATCCCCCACCTGTATGATTTTACCCAAAGCGCGATCAGCCAACTCTTCTGGGTTCCATCCACGGTTACTGACAGCCTGTACCGTAACCCCACCAAGTAGTGCTGCTATGGATTGCTCGCTCATGTTACAGGTATCCTCACTTGCCCAGAACGATAGGCATCTTGCCGCAGCTTGCCATCACCCAGAGTCTTAAGCAGTCCAATGGACTGGAGATAAAGTTTTTCATAGTTAGCGATAATATCGGGCTCGCCCTTCATGAATCGAATGGCTTCAATTAGCGCACCATTTAGCAGAGCTGAGTCAAACTCATCCCCTAACCACGTCGTGCCCGCCGTCACAATCGACTCAGGGTAGTACCCGTAGTGCAGCTCCGTGGAATACGCCAAATCGGGTGTAGGCCCCAGAATGAACGCAGAGTCATCAAAGTTTGCGTAATGTTGCGGCAAACCCCGGTATGCAGCAGTGTTCTTCGGGTAAGCTTCACGGATGAAGTTCACATCCTTGTTGAGGAGGTAGTGGTACTCGCTATTCGAGTCAAGGACTGCCAATGAATAAGCGTACAGAAAATCTGAAGGAATCTGTAGATAACAATTCCCTATGCTCATAGTGCCGGTTACGTTCTTGCGTAACGCGGGAATCTGCACTGTGTTGTAGATTTTCTGTTCCGCTTGATCAGTGAACATGTCGAGCTGATCATCGGAGAACTCATTCTCACAAATGTCTTGAACGTTAGCTTTCAGCTCTGTGTAGTTCACAATCCACCTCTACTCTACGCCATCGGCCCACGGCACTTGCGGCCTTTGGTTGCCGCGCCATAGCCACGCATCTCAATACCGGTAGACTTCACATCGGTCTGTGGATACCCAGTATCTTTCTGATTACCGGGCTTCTCAGTATTGGCTTTTGGCTGCGTGTACTTGTTGGTAGGGTTTTTGGTATCCCACCCAAAATATTTGAATTCCATTATCGCCCCCGTTTGCCAGAAGATTTCTGATTGGCTGCACGTGCCATATTGCGCCCCATACGCTTCATATCCATTGACGTAGGGCCACCGGCTTTGAACGTCGGCGTTTTGCCGGGGTGCATGTTACGCTCATGAGCACGAACTGCTTTCTTTGCTTCCATGACTATCTCCTAAGTAGTAGTGACAGTGACAGTACCCACTGCACCCGTAGCAACAAGATCGTTTGGCGTCAGCCCCGCATCGGGCCCTCTAGCCCCTCCAACAGGGTTCCACCCCCATTGGATTATTCTACTACCTTCCCCAAGTGAACCATCTGCAAGTTCTCCAGATTGGTAGTACGTTGTATCTGGACGCGGATTACGAACGGCTTGCGGATCGTCAATTGGATACATCCCTAGCAGCAGTTGCGGCTGATCTGGTTCCCAACACTCTGGGCAGACCAGCAAGTTCACCCGCTTGGTCTTGATTATCAGCTCTTTGAGTTCCCGCAGTTTGTAACGAAACCCACATCTATCACACTGGGCAATAGAATTCTTAGCTGAAGCAAACCGGTTACCCATTTAGCCACCACCAATGAACATCCGACGAGGAACAAAACGTATGGCTGCTTTCTCCCTGTCCTCTCCCGCTGCCAGATCAAACTGCTCGTTATACGCTTCCTTGAGCATCGGCACCCGCTGTGCCAATTCGGGCACTTTCATGGCAATATGGTACGCCAGACCTGCGGTTACGGCAGGCAAAAAGCGAAAGTTCATGTCTGCGGTTTGAACACCAGCCCCAGCGTCTTGCACTCGACGAAGCCGCCAATAAATAAATTGATACGTAGCCGTGTTATCGGGAGTCAGCCAAACGGTAATTGCTGGAAGGTTGGGGTTGTAGACAGTTGCCCCGTTCGAATGCGATGCCGCCGTGGTGCCATTCTGTGCGCGAAACACCCCACCCAAATCATTACCGTCCAGCCAGCCGTAGTAGATGTCTTCAGAATCAATCCGGATAAACCCGGCTGCAGGCAGGCCGGAGGTGGTGCTCAGCGTGATGTCAGTCGTAGTGCTATTGATTTCGCCAGACAGAGTAGCCCCTGTAGGAGACACCGCCCCTGAAAGACGCTGCACCCAAACCTGAATTGGGCGTCCTGACGCAAGCTTGTTGGGTATTGTTGCGTAGGTAGACACGCTAATTCGCGTGATATTTAGATCAGCCTGTGTGGAAACCGAATTGGCTCCGGTTCTGATGACATGATCCAGCAAGTCAATCGTGTCCAAGGGCAGCGCGTATGTATTTAGCCCGGGCGTCAGGGTAATGGCCCCCTGATCGATCGTCCACATGTTGATGCCACGGTTCTGCCACTCAATGGTCATCAGGTTCATGGAACGCCGCGCTGTACGCAGGTCATACCCCGAACGCATCTCCCGGCCAGCTCGCTCCCACGCCTCTTCGGCGATCTCAGTAAACTCCAGATTAAAGAGTGTGGTGCCAGATGTGGTCATTACTTGGGTTTCCTGAATTGCTTAGCGGGGCGCGACTTCACTGCACCACCACGGGCATACACCTCAAAATCAGTGTTATCCCGTCGCTTCATGCGCTTGCCTTTGGGCATTTTTGACGGGGATATTGCCCCCATTCCCCGGCTAGCTAGCACTTACCGCCCTTCATCATCTTGACCTGCGTAGCCTTGGTCTTGCCACGCTGGGCAATGCCGTCTGCGGAGCGAACAAATCCGCCCTTGGCAAACTTGGCCTCGGCCATCTCATGCTTCACCATGGACTTGGGCGCACCCTTTTTCTTCATGAAGTCCACTTCCTTCTTCATCATCGCCTTGGATTCTTTCATTCCGCCAGATTTCATACCGAGTGCTCCCATTTGTTTAGACGTGGGTAACTTCTTCTCAACGCCTTTGGTCATGCCACCTGCGGCAAACCGTTTCGTCATACCACCTTTTTTGTATCCGCCAGTTGCTTTGGCACGTTCAGACAACGACATGTTCTCCCAACCGCGTGGGTTGGTTTCACCCCGGTAACGGGATGCCGTACTTTCAGCAGCTTTTTCCATCGCACCACGGGCACCTTTAGCCCCAGCACCAAGCGCACGAGCACCACGGTAAGCGGCTTGAACACCGCGCCCAACAGGTGTTACGGAAGCAAGGGTAGCCAAACGGTCAGTAACTTCTTGTTTCTTCTCATCCGACGTATCAGCTGATTTCTTTGCCAGACGGCTCAGTTGCCCACGGGGGGTCATACCAAACGCCGCACCGGTTTGAGGGGTATCTTCCATAAGTGGTGCTGCTCGTCCAGTCGTAGTACGGTCAACAGCCGGTGCACGTGCCATCTCCGCCATCTCAGAGCGGGTGGGGCCGGAGCGAGCGGCTGGGCGAGCGGCTGGGCGAGCAGCAGGACGGGAGGCAGAACGCGCAACAGGGGTTGCGGCGGGAGTATCAGAAGAATCATCCCCACCCCGATTAACAAAAGCCATTGCTCTAGCGCGGCTGTCGTCATCAATATTTTCGTTTTGCCCTTCCCTAACTCCACCACCAATGTCATACCGTTTGATTTTGCCGCCCTTTTTCATACCGGCAAACTTGGTCAGTTTTTTGAAAGGCATGTCCATCGCTCCATGTTTAGTGTCTGGCTTGTTAATTTTGGCCAGCGCACCGCCAGCCGCAAACTTCTTACCTTTATCAGCGGCAGCATAGTCTTTGCCAACTGATTGCGGAACGCCCACCTTCTTGGCGAACGCGGGGTTGTTGGCTATTGCCGCCATGAAGTTGTGCTGCTTGGTTGAGCTGCTAGGCATTACATCACCTTGCAGTTGGTTTTACCGCGCTGGGCTATACCGTCAGCACGGGAGGAAACGGAACCACCTTTGGCAAACTTGACCGGCCGTTTGCTGGCTTCGTACGCCTTGTCTTCCGCGTCCTTGCGTTTCTTTTCAGCTTGTCGGTCGGCAACTTCTTTCGGCATGGGAGCAGGGCCGGTTTGGTTCATTTTTGCCCACTCGTCCCGGTATTGCGCAGCCTTCTTGTCTTCATCAGCCATGATTTCCTCAGCAGTTCCAAGCCCGGAGGCTTTTGTTGATACGGCTATTCGGGTCTTTCGCTGTCTTCTCGGAAGTCAGCTTCTTCTTCATACCGCTCATACGGGCGCAGAACGACTTTTTCCGTGCCCCACCTTCCGGTTGCGGACGCTTCAGCCCCGGCTTGCCCGGATTGGCTGCGTTGTAGGAGGCTCTGCCTTTGGCGTTCAAACCACCAGCAGGATTTTTGCCTTCTTTGCGTTGCCATGCAGGTGTCTTAGCCATTACGCAGCATCACTCATAGGTGCTTCAACGGGGGTCAACATCGGGTACAGAATCTCATTCCCGAAGTCGCTCTCATACTCATGCACACCCATGTGACCCAGCTTGATCGTCGGGTCAATCCAGATGTCAAAACCTTCCGCACGGGCGCGGTCACAGAACAAGAAGTCCTCACCGATGTAGCCTTCCGGCGTGGTCATGAAGTCAAAGTAGGCATGCAGCTTCTTGTTGCTGTTGGTGTCCTTGTGCCGCCACTCAGGGTGGTTGGCGCGAAGCTTCTCAAACACCTGACGCTGGATCATCATGAAACCAGTTGCGATTCTGTGAGCCTTGACCAGACCGAAGCCGTCCATACTGACCGTACCTTCTGTACCGTTCACACCCTCACCGCCATCGAGCGACAGAATGTAGACCTTGCCAGCTTTACGGGCTTGGTACGCGCCACCAACGATTGCCTTGCTCTGGTTCCAAGCCATCAGACGGATCACCGAATCCGCATC